CGACCTGACCAGCTTCGGCATTTACTGTCAGGTCTCCGAGGGGTTTGCAAAATCGATCTCCGTTGTAGGTGTTGTGTTGTTGATACCGATGAGAACGAAAGCCTTTTCGATAGCGGGCTTTCCGTCGTATCTGCAACGGCCGCGGAGAACGGTCTGATCCTGGATGAATCTGACATGCTCGGATGTGTCGATCGTCATTCCCTTACGCTCGCCGAGAACATAGAGCTCGAAATAACCGGTTACAATGTTGGAATCGGGAACGAAATTCAGAACCTCGATAATTCCGCCTGTTACGGGCATTGCTCCATTTACACCAGCAACGATCGCACCGGCTGCATTAACAGCCACGGATTCAGAAACAACGTTTGCATAAGTTGCCTCATTCATGACCCAAACCTTCTCACCGCGAGCATAACGGTTAGCCGCCTTAGCTGCTGCAAGAATGAGATTCTGGAAGAGAGCCACGCCCTTCGAATTGGCTGCTGTGATCTTGATGATGTTGGAAGCTGTAAGCGTTTCGGAAGCGGCCAGAGCCGTAACAACACCGGTCGGCATTTTGTAAGTAGAACCCTTACCGTAAACGATAGCCTTATCGAGAGCGAAGCCCATCGAGGCATTGAGGGAACTCATAAGAGCGTCGAGGAGATCGATGTCGGAATCCTCGAGAAGAGCATTGCAAACAGCGAAATAACCAGCGAGCTTGAAGCAATCAATCTCGACCTGAGTGAAAGCCTGTTCAAGCTCATGAATGGGATCACAGCACTCTTCCCAGAATGCTTCGGGAGTTGTACCCATAACGACCTCACGACCCTTGCCGCTGAGCCTTACAACATTAACATGCTTGTAGAGCTTCGAGTAATCAATAACGTCCTCTCTGAGGAGACCGATGATCGTCTCACCGATCGTATAGGCTCCGCCCGTGATCGCTCTCTTCTCTGTGATGGCTGCTCTTACTTCCTTGAGAAGTTCCTGAGTCTCGTCAGCCTTGATAAATGCGTCTCTCTCCTGGAGAGTCATCTGCCTGAGTGATTTTGTTCTAAGCATTTTACTAGTTCCTTTCTTGAATGTATTTCTTGTTTCGGGTTCCACGTTTTCGGGAACCGGTACGGGAGCGACTTCCCTCTGAGCCTCTTCGATCTCGGAGAGTTCTCTTTCCATTTCGGAAATCTCACCCTCGAGATCGGCGATTGCCTGATCATTCTCGGCAATGTCTTTCTCAAGTTCAGCCTGATCGGCTTCGAACTGAGTGACATTCTCTTCAACGACCTTCTGCTCATCTTCGGAAGAAGCCTCATTGATAGCTTCCTCGAGTTCAGCCTCTCTCTTATTGAGTTCGGCTTTTCTGGTCTCGAAGTCGCTTGTCTTAGCTCTGAGAGTTTCGAGGTTCTTTCTCGAATCACTCAGCTTCTTTCGAATCATCATTGACCTGATCGCCATTGATTGAATCCTCGCTTTCATTGGATTTTTTTACTCGGGCCAACATTCTCAGCTTCCAGGCTTCCGCTTTCCGATTGATCAGATCTTCGGCGTCCCTCTTTCTTGCTGAAATACTGGTTTCCTCGTAGGCTGGGAACGTGCAACAAGAAACTTCGAAAAGTTCCACATCCGTCAAAGTCCAATGGATTGTTCCATCAGGTAAGTATTCGGTTTCCTCTTCTCTGATGAAAAATCCAAATGAGCATTGTGTCACGTCACCTCTCTCAACTCTTGCGTGTATGTTCATCGCGTCCTGATCTTTCGGATTGATCTTGATACGACCCCATAAACCGCGAGAGTCTGTCTTTAGCTCGAGAGTTCCGTTTGTGGTCCTTCCGATAACTAAAGTAGTGTCATGATTTATCAATGCCCGGATATCTCCAGAAATTGACGAATCAAAGGCTCCTGGAGCGATCGACTCCGAAGCCCCTTCCCAAAGTTCATAATTGCTATTGAAAACAGCGAAATATCCCTCAATGATGGGATCTCCGTTGTCGTCCCTCGTTTTGAAATCTTCGGGTCTCGTTCTGACGAATCTTTCATCAGCATAATTTGAAACCCTTTTCTTCTCTGTCTCGATCTTGATAGCCTCAGCCATTTTTATTCTCCCCCTTGTATGAGTTTTTTCTGATTGCCGGTCATATCTGCCGGAATATAATTCTCGAGAACTTTCAGCTCATCGAGTCCTTCCTTTGGTTCGAGGTTGATCTTGTCTCTTGCCTCGTTACCACTTACCCAGCCACGATCACCGAAGGCCGTGAATACCTGAGTGATCGTCGCAAGATCCCAATCTAAGAGCTGCCATATGTTTCCTTTGATATACCAGTTCGGAGAAAGAATCAAGCCTTTCGTCATCGTCTGAGCGATACACTCGATAATATCTCGAAGGTTGTTCGTTACGAAATTATTGAACTCGTCCTTTTTGAACTCACCTATTCCAACGAAAAACGGCGGAACTCCCACGATTGAAGCCGCCGTCTTTTTGTTCAATGTGACCGTATCAGCGAGAGCGAGATCCTGGAGCGTTAACGGCTTAACACTTTGAACTTCCATCTGCTGAGCTGGAATAATCCACGGCTCTCCCGCTTCGGCTGTTTCAATATAATCCTTGACCATCTTCTTTCGTCCGTCTTTATCGGCGAACTGTTGAGATATACCGTCAACCTTGACGATCATCGGCGGCTTCCACTTCGAAGAATTGAAAGCCTTCTCGGTCGCTGCAGCCTGTTTCAGATTGTCAGCCACATCCTTGATCGCGACTCGAAAACCGGTTCCCTTCCATGGATATGTTTTGTCGGGAGTCAAAGCAAAATGAAGAAGATCCCTCGGATCGTGAGGAACCCCGTCAATCATTATGTAATAACCATACCCTTTCGGATCTGCCTGGAATCCGACTCGATAAGCTGGAATCACTTCCAGATCTCGAAGATATCCATCTTCTGTAATAGGTCTAACAACACAGTTTCCATCTCCATATAAAAGAAGATTCATCGCGATCGCCTGGAAAAAATGTTGTCTCGTCATGTAGCTGTTCGGATTGATATCGATCTTTCTCGAAAGTTCATTCTTGATTCTTCGGTCCCCGCCACCGTCGAGATTCTCCATGATATGCCAGGAAACGAGACCAACCATCGAGGCCACCCTCTTACAAGCTGTCACGATCGTTGGATCTTGATCGAGTGAACGATATCCGCCGCAAGCGATCCCCTCAGAGTTTATCAGCTCCATCAGCTGAAAAACCTTCTTTTGAAGCTGCTGGTTCTCGGAAGCCGTGATCTCATTACTCCGAATGTTGTTTCTTTTCTTTTTCGCCATCGTTGCCTACCTTCCTAAAACCAGGAATCAATAAGATTCTGATCTTCCATTGAATTTAAGTATCTGACGCAAGCGAAAACGGAAGCGTCAAATAAATCAATCCTCATGTTTCGATTCACTTTCTCAAATTGAATCATGTCATCGCTTTTTTCTATTGCTCGAACGTTCGCGACACAATATTCAAAAGCCTCAGAATGAAGATAATAAAGTTTTTTATCAATCGCCCTTTTCTCAATATGTCGAAACCCCTCAGATTTCAAATAATAATATTGAGGTTGGTCGATAATATTGAAACCCGCTTTCTTCATCTGAATCACATATTCTCTCGCAAACTTTCTATCGTGACCCACCTGTTCAATATTGAAACCCTTTTCCCTCATCTCAATAAACCACTTGACCACATCATCGGCGTTTACCGTCGGCGTGTTCGCCATCGTGAGCCAGCCCTCATCTTGCCAACCGAAAAGAGGAATCTGATCCTCTTCGGCTTTTTGTGCAGCCGCCACGATTGGAAAGAAAGCGTGAGTGATAACGATATCGATATCCTTTTCTTTCCAATAACCATATAAGGCCGCCGCCGTCAGATCGTGCATTTTCGAGAGGTCAGCTCCGCCATACCACTTAATCGGAAGCCGAGCCAATTCCTCGAGATTCAGATTCAGGCATTTATCGGAAGAACGGAAAACCTCAAGATTGAAATAGGCTTTCATCGCTGTCGTGTATATATTCAACGACCTCGAAAGAAAATCCTTTCTCTGTTGAGGATCATTCTGAGCCTGTCGAGCGTCGTTCAAAATATCCTCGGGCCTTATCGTGACCCCGTAGGAAGGATTCGCGAGTTCGTGTTGTTTCGGATCTAAGAAATCAACATTTCCATTCTCATCCTTTTCCGCCTTACTAACGAAACAGAAAAGGGAATCATCCTCAACCATTCCATCGAGAACCTTCTCGGCATACTCAAGACGGCCATAACAAAACGAGTTGATATTATCTCCCGCCGTCGTGATCCCAATCATCAGCTTGTTCGTGTATGCCTTCATCGCTTCCTTAAATCGGTTATACTGAGCCGCCGATTTGTAAGCGTGAATCTCGTCGGCGATACAAATATTGCAGCCAAAAGAATCCTGTTTGTCGGGATTGGCCGCCATCGCTTCGATATGAAGCGAGCCGATAGGAGTTCCATTTTCATCGAGAAACAATTTATCAATCGAATGATTGAATGAGTTGTTTCTGATCCTGAACTCTTTCTCGACCCCTCTCACCTTCAAAGTATAAAGTATCTTGTCGAAAGCCTCGCAGCTCTGTTTGAGTGAGGCCGCCGTGATGTAAATCGTTGACCCGGATCTTCTCTCGAGAAATCCAAGAGCCAGGGAAAGCCCAGCCACGAAAAGCGACTTTCCCGATTTTCTCGGAACGAAAATGAAAGCCTCTTTGAATCGCCTCTCATCGGTTCCGACCTTGAACCAACCAACAAGATTGTAAACTATGAAGATCTGCCACGGCTGGAGTAATAAAGGCTTGTTCTTTAATGGATGACCTTGAAGATCCTCGCCTTTTTGGTGAACAAAAAACTGTTCAATGAATCCACAAACAAAATTCGCGTCCTTGTGTCGGATCTCAATATCATCACGCTCGAGATCCTTGAGAAATCGTTTGCACTCTCGTTTGTTGTTTCCTCTCCGGATCTTCCCGGCCACAACATCGCGAGCATAGGCCAGAGCGATCTCGAAATAATCCTGGCCTTTCACTTTTCAAGTCGTTCCTTTCTTACATTTCCAGATTAGCGAGGACCTTATCAAGAGCGGAGCGTTTATCTTGAACACCGTCGAGAGCTTCCTCAGATAATCTTTTGAAACCCGCTGGCGTTAATCCCATCTCGCGCCAGTATTGAAGAGCGTCCCGATTGAGATCATTTATCAGCCTCAGAGCGGGATTCTGTTCGAGGTTTGTCGAGCCGCCTTTGTTCGTATGCTTGACGATCGGCATTCCCCCGGATTTCTTATAAAGGTTTTCGGTTTCATCTCTTTTCTCGAGAATGCTTGCGAGCGTATCTATCGGAATATCGAAAAATGGTTTATAGGTCCCGGCTGAAACCATCGCCTCAATGATTCTCTTTTTCCAACTTCCTTTTTTCATGCGTCCACCTGTCGAACTCGATCAATTCTCTTTCTTTCCTTTTTATCGCTTTCTTATAATCACGGATCAGATCAGCTCCGAAATTTTTCGTTTTTCGTATTCCATTTTATTAACTCCTGTCGTTCCGGTTAAGGCTTTACCCCCTTAACCCCTAATTTACCCCCTGTATATAAAGCCC